TTTATAGTGGTGCTACTGAATTCCCAGAAACAACTATGGCAGATGGTTCATCTCGTTTCGGTCTATCCATCATAAATATGGAAAAGAGACTAGACGATACACCAGTTATTTCAGAAGCGCATACATTTGCGTTGACTATGGATGTGTTTGAATCATCAGCTGTTGCTGAAACTGATTCTGTTTCGCTGTTAACAAGTAAATCTATCAATTCTACGTCACTTGATTATGATGGTTCAGTAGATGATGAAACGATTACTGTAACTGACGATGATACATTTGAACTTTCTAAACCACTAGCTGATAGTCAAGTGGTTACTGAAAATGCCGAGACAACCATGGCTGGTGGTTTGGCTCGATTCGGTCTTTCTGTTATCGACTCTGAAAAAGAATTGGCTACCTCTTATACAGGTATGTCAGACACAGATGCAGCTGACGAAAATGACCTAAATAGAACGACACCTGCATTACAATTCACTATGATTATTGAAGAAGGTGCGAATGATGAGGTTACTTTCACTGAAAGTGGCTTCGTTAATAAAAACCCATACGGTGAGGCAGGTTTCTTCCTCAACGATAATGGAATCTACGTGTCTGATAATTATCAAACGATCTAAAGGAGAACATTATGGATCTGCAAGAAAATCTAAAAGTAAAGGGTCGCTTAACCGTATCGGTTATTGATCCTGAAGGTGCTGTAAAAGAGTCCTTCGAAACTACAAACTTGGTTGTTACCGCTGGTAAGAACTATATCGCATCACGTATTGTTGGTACGTCTTCCTCTATCATGAGCCACATGGCAATTGGTACTGGTACTGATACTCCAGCAGTTGGTGATACTGCTCTAACTACAGAAGCTGGTCGTGTTGCCCTATCTTCTGGTACTGCATCAGGTAATGAAGTAACATACACTGCTACTTTCCCTGCTGGTACTGGTACTGGTGCTATCACTGAAGCTGCAGTTCTAAACGCATCTTCTTCTGGTACAATGCTTTGCCGTACAACTTTCCCAGTTGTGAACAAGGCTGCAGGCGACTCAATTGCTATTACTTGGGTTGTAACAGTATCTTAATATAAATTACAGGGCTAACTGGATATGGCGACATCATCATCATTACTGAAATCTCCATTACATAACTCTATCGCAGAGGGTTTGTATAAAGAGATTCAGTCAAATTTCTCAACATACTATTACTTTTTGGGTAAGACACTTGCTTGGGAAGATGAGCGTGAACCACCTACTCCAGTTGATTCTTTTAAGTACGAACTAGACACTCGTAATGAAATTATCACTATGAAGCAGGTTAAATCAACAGATGTGGCATTTGTAATACCACGTGTTGATTGGCTATCAAGTGTCGTGTATGATCAATTTGATGACTCATACAGCGATGAACTTCGTGGTATTAATATCATTTCTGGTGGTTTTGGTTATGCAGATCCTCCTACGATTACTATTAGTGGCGGTGGTGGCACTGGTGCTACCGCTGTCGCTACTATTGTTGAAGGTGCGGTTGTTGCAATAACATTAACAAGTAGTGGGCGTGGATATACTTCAGTTCCAACTCTTACTATCACAGGCGGTGGTGGTGAAGGTGCTCAAGCTGAAGCAGTAATTGCTCGTGGTGCTTCAGGTACACAACTTATTGAATCTGCTAACATGTTCGTCCTAACAGATGAATTCCATGTTTACAAATGTCTTGATAATAATCAGGGTGCTGAATCTACATACAAACCTATCGGTACTGTTGTTGATCCAGTTATTATGCCTGATGGTTATATGTGGAAGTATTTGTACACTATTCCAATTGCTCTGCGAAACAAATTTTTAACAGAATCATACATGCCTGTTATCAACTCTCTTAAACAACAATTTTACTCTAGTGGTGAAATTTTGTCAATGGTAATTGATAATGAAGGTAAAAATTATACTTTTGCTAATATTGCTATCACTGGAGATGGACACAGAGAATCTGATCCACTTCTTTTAAGTAGTATTACAGTATCTGAGGGTGGCGTTAGTTATGGTGCAGCACCGACTATGACTATTGAATCACCATACACAGATGCTACAGATTATTCTAATGGCAATACTGTTCTTCTTGGGCAAAAAATTAAATCAGGAAACAATATTTACGAAGTAATGAAATCAGGTGCTTTGGCAGACCCTGCTCCTGTTCATCGTCGTGGTATTGTTGATAATGGTAGTTCTGCTCTAAAATATATCGGTACTCAAGCTACTGGTGTTGCTACTATCACTGGAGATGAAGTTACATCAATTACTCTTGATGGGATGATTTATGAAGTTGAAATGACAAGTGGTGGTTTAGGTTATACTTCTGCCCCAACAGTAAACTTGTCTGGTGGTGGTGGAACTGGTGCAGTTTTATCAGCAGTTATGTCATCAACTTCAGTAGCATACGTTGATGTTTTAGATTCTGGTATAGATTTTACTTCTGTCCCAACAGTTACATTTGGAACTGCGTGGACTGCATCTACTGCTGTTTCTACTGGCGACCAAATTTACCAATCTAATCGTTTATACACTGTCACAACAGGTGGCACAACAGGTACTACTGCTCCTTCTCATAATAGTGGGTCAGCAGCAAATGGTACAGCTACCTTAGAATATGTAGGTTCTCCAGCTACAGGAACAGTTACACTAAAATATGGAGCAGGATACACTG